CCGGATCTAGGCAAGCCTCCAGCAAGCCACCATGCATTGGAAGATTGTCGACGACAGATTGATCTACTGCAAGCCACCCTCAAACACCTTAACGTTGAAAGATTAGTATGAAAATTTACCTAGACATGGACGACGTAGTCGCCGACTGGATGCCCGCTGCCCGGGCAATTGTTAATCGCAATTGGGAATATGGTGAACGTATACCAGATAGTGATTGGGAAAAAGTCAAAGCCAAACAACGATTCTATCGTGACTTGCCCATCAAGCCCGGTGCACACGAATTGGTGGCGTACTGTCGTGCGGCCGTGGAAAAAGCAGAAGACCTGGCTTTTCTCACAGCACTACCACATGATTATAGTGTGCCATTTGCCAGCTATGACAAAGTTTTGTGGGCACAAGAACGTTTTCCGGATATCCCAGTATTGTTTGGACCATTCAGTCATGACAAGTGGCGTCATTGTGAGCCTGGGGATATCTTGATTGATGACCGTGTTAGCAATTGTGAAGAGTGGATCAGAGCCGGTGGCCGGGCTCATATTTACAGACAGTGGCCTGAGTGCCACACATGGTTGCAGGAGATCCTGAAATGATCATTGGTATCTGTGGACTGATTGGATCAGGCAAGGATACTGCCGCTGACTACCTTGTAAAAGAGTTTGGATTCCGTCGAGACTCATTTGCTAACACACTAAAAGATGCTGTGGCTGCGGTGTTTGGTTGGGATCGTGAATTACTAGAAGGACGTACTAAAGAAGCCAGAGAATGGCGAGAACAAGTTGATCCTTGGTGGAGCAATCGTTTGAGCATGCCTACTCTAACTCCACGTTGGATATTGCAAAACTGGGGCACAGAAGTATGTAGAAATGCGTTTCATAATGATATTTGGATTGCCAGTTTAGAAAACAAACTGCGTCGCAGCAGCAATAACACCGTGATTTCAGATTGTAGATTCTACAATGAAGTGGCAGCAATCAAGAATCAAGGTGGCCGAGTAATTTGGATTCAGCGTGGAATTACTCCTCACTGGTACAATATTGCAGCACAGGCCAATCGTGGGGACACAGCAGCATTGCGTTGGTTAGAACAACAAGGAATTCATGCCAGTGAGTATTCCTGGGCAGGTACTCAGTTTGATCACATTGTGGAAAACAACGGTACAGTTGCCAGCCTCTACAGTCAGCTTAATGATCTGCTTGTAACGGATTTGGAACCCAAGGAACATCAAGTCGCTTGACTTCTTCCACACAGTTCAAACATACAGTTCTGAGATTGTTCAACGCAACATTTCGCATGTTACTGTCCATGTGATACACTAGAGTTTGACTGGTCAGTTTAGGTTTGAACCCACAGCGATCGCATGTGGATTTTTTCTTGTACCCTGCTTTTTTCCACAATGCGGCTGGCGGACGAATTTTCTTTTTTTGTTTGATACATCGATCACATCTTGATCTGTAATGAACAACATCATCTTTGCGATAGTTTACTGCTACCAGTCGTTGATTACATACATTGCACATGGGTCTCATACAGTATTTAGCAGCAAACCTTTGCAAAGGGCATCGTAACACCCCTGGTTTTAGCAGCATCCGATAAATATCTATAACAGTTTTTAAAGGAGCCACCATGGCACTAGTATCACCCGGAGTCCAAGTCACAGTGATTGACGAAAGTCAATATCTTCCAGCCGCTACAATAGCGTACCTTATTTTCTTATTGCCACAGCACAGAACAAAGTTTCTGGCAGTGGAGTAGGTGTAGCAGCGGGTACATTAAAAGTCAATGCCAATCGTGTTTATCAGATCACCAGTCAACGTGATCTTGCTGCCACGTTTGGTAATCCGTTTTTCTACAAAACTACCATTGGTACTCCTATCAATGGATATGAATTGAATGAATATGGGTTGTTAGCAGCGTTTAGCGCATTGGGTGTTACCAATCGTGCGTATGTCCAACGTGTGGATATTGATCTTACCCAGCTCACAGCCACATTGGTACGTCCAACAGGCGAACCAGACAACGGTACATATTGGCTGAATACTGCAACAAGTCAATGGGGTATTTTTGAATGGAATCAAACCACTGGTGCATTCTCCAATCAGATTCCGTCGGTAATCACTAGCACAGCCGAGTTGGTAAATGGTGTTCCGTTGCAAGATTATGGTACCATTGGCGGGTATGCTATTGTTGCTACTAACACTCAAAATCCATCATACTACAAAAATGGTGCAGTGGCCACAGTTGCTGGTTACAATTCCACTGTGTTAACTGACTTGTATAACAATTGGGTCTTGGTAGGCAGCGACGATTGGAAATTAAGCTGGCCTGCGATTCAAGGTGCCAATGCTGTGACCACAAATCTCACCGCAGGTAACACCATTGTGATCAATGGTACTAGTGTAGCAGTTCCTGCTGTTTCAAACAACACTATACAGGGCCTTAGTACAGCTATTAATACTGCTGCTATCACTGGTGTATATTCAGCTGTGATCAGCAACAAACTTTGCTTGTTTGCTGATAGCACAGCCACAGCAGACGGATCAACCGCAGATGATGGTATCATCTTGATCAGTTCCACAGGATCTACACCAGGATTGCTCACCACACTAGGAATCACTGCTGATAACACATACTATGCACCTGGTCTGCAACAAAGTCCTAACTACACATTTCCACGTTGGTTGGCCACAGATACAACACCACGTCCTACAGGAAGTGTGTGGAACAAGATTACTGCACAAAATCTAGGTACATTGATGGTAGTGCAAAAATACAGCACAGCATTGGGTAGCTGGGTACAACAAGCTGCTCCGGTTTACGAAAACGACTGGTCAGCCAATGCAGCATTGGATGCAACTGGAGGCGGCAAAAATATTGCTGCTGGCAATACCTATACACAATACAATGTGAATCCTGCTGCCAGTACCGTGGGTGCATATCCATACAACAGCACCTACACATTGCAGGTGTTTGAACGAGCCAGTCAAGGCGTTACAGTTGTTACAGGTAGTGTAGCTGTGCCTGTGTTTGTAAGTGGCAATGAATTTACTATTACCACAAGCATTCCAAACTCTACCAACTTAACTGCTACTGTAACAGTGACCATCACTGGCACAGATGCAGCAGCATTTAATACTGCTGTAAGTTCCGCTGGTTTTTCAAATGTTGTGGCTTCTGTTAATTCAGTTGGTGCAATTGTGTTGACACAAACTCAGGGTGGTGTTATCCTATTGCAAAACGTTACAGGAACTCCACTGGCCGCAGCTGGATTCACAACCAGTACTACAGGTTGCCGTGATATTGTTGACAACAATCAAGATGCTTACTTACAACTCAGCAACTGGATTCCATTGGTGTATACCGCTAGTGCTGTGGCTCCTGATCAAGACCCTGCTGATGGAACCTACTGGTATTACAGTAGCCCTAATCAAGTTGATATCATGATCAATACTGGGTCTGCATGGGTTGGTTATCAAAACGATACCAACGACACACGTGGTTTCAATCTAAGTAATACCAATCCAACTGGCCCTATTATTTCGGCCACTGCACCTACTACTCAAACAGATGGTACAGTGTTGGTATACGGCGACTTATGGGTTGACACCAGCAATCTTGAACTGTATCCATTGTTAAATCGTTGGCAAGCAATTGATGGTGTAAATCAATGGGTAGCATTGGACAACACTGATCAGCAGACCTCAAATGGTATCTACTTTGGGGATGCTCGCTGGAGCACAACAGGAACAGTAAATCCTATTTCTGACAATCTGCCGTCAATTACCAGTTTATTGACCAGCAACTATCTGGATGTGGATGCACCTGATCCTACATTGTTCCCCGACGGTATGCTGCTGTGGAACACACGTCGATCAGGTTATAATGTCAAGAGTTTCCAAGTTGATTACTTCAATGCCAGCAGCTTCAGCTATGACACATGGAGCAGCAGCACTACCTATGCAGTAGGCGATCAAGTGTTGTATAATGCAGTATTGTATGTGGCTATCCAAGCTGGTACTAATCAAAATCCAGCTACACAGACTTCATACTGGGACTTGCTAGAAACCAACTCATGGGTAACTGCAAGTGGCAATAGAGCTGACGGTTCTCCATATATGGGACGTTTTGCTCAACGTGCATTGATTGTGGCTGCATTGAAATCAGGTATTGACACTAGTGTCACAGCACGTGAAGAACAAGCACAGTTTAACTTGATGGCTTGTACTGCATATCCTGAATTGATTCCTAACATGGTAGCACTCAGCAATGAGCGCAACAATACTGCATTTGTGGTAGGTGATACACCAATGAGATTGGGACCAAATGGTACAGACATTGCTGCCTGGGCTACTAACAACAGTGGTAACGGAATATTTGCAGAAGATGGATTAACAACCAGTACTCCATATGCCGCGGTGTTCTACCCAAGTTGCCAGACCACTGACCTTGGTGGTAGTGCAGTAGTTACTGCGCCTAGCCACATGATGGTACGTACTATTATCCGCAGTGATTCAGTTAGCTATCCATGGCTAGCACCAGCTGGAACACGACGTGGTGTGATTGACAATGCTGCTAGGATTGGTTATATCAATTCTACCACAGGTGAGTTTGTTACTATTGGTAATAATCAGGGACTACGTGATCTTGAGTATATTAACAAAATCAACCCAATCACATTCATACCAGGTGTGGGTATTACTAACTTTGGTAACAAAACCATCTACGGTGTTACCAGTGCATTAGATCGTATCAATGTGGCACGACTGGTTGCGTTCATGCGCGGTAGACTTGAAGAAATTGGCAAACAGTTCTTGTTTGAACCCAATGATCAAATCACTCGCAATGAGATGACCAATGCGGTGAATGGATTGTGTATTGATCTTGTGGCCAAGCGTGGTATCTATGACTTCTTGGTAATATGTGATGATTCAAACAACACACCTTCTAGAATTGATGCCAACGAGCTGTGGGTAGATATTGCAATTGAACCGGTGAAGGCTGTGGAATTTGTTTATATTCCATTGCGTATCAAGGCAACTGGTGCTATTGCTAACTCACAAAGCGCCACGCAAACTTCTATCTAACAATACCGCTAGACTAGGAAATGGGGTGGAAACACTCCATTTCTTTTGGCCTCAACAGAGGTAAATAACTGCATAGGAGATTACAAATATGGCCGTTTCATCATTAACAAGAATGACAGTGCCCTTGGCAAGCGATCAAAGCGCGAGCAACCAAGGCTTGCTCATGCCCAAACTCAGCTATCGCTTCCGAGTGATATTTGAAAACTTTGGAGTAAGCACACCCCGAACAGAACTTACCAAACAAGTGATGGACTTCAAGCGTCCTACCTTGAGTTTTGATCCCATCGTTATTCCAATTTACAACAGTGATCTAAAGCTGGCCGGCAAATACAAATGGGCCGATGTCACATGTAACCTACGTGACGATGCGTCAGGTGCAGTAAGCCGCCTAGTTGGTGAACAACTACAAAAACAGATGGACTTCTTAGAAATGGCTTCAGCTGCAAGTGGTATTGACTACAAGTTTACCACACGTTACGAAGTGCTAGACGGTGGCAATGGTGCTGCTACACCTGTTGTGTTGGAAACATGGGAACTGTATGGTTGCTATCTTTCACAGGCAGATTACGGAACCACTAGCTATGCTGATAGCAAGCCTATGCAGATTGCTATGACTATTGTGTACGATAATGCCAACCAAGTACCTAACGGAACTGGTGTGGGTAGCACTATTGCTAGAACTGTCAACGACGTAGTTACAGGATAATACTGTATGGCCTGGGGAGAAGATTTCCTCAAAGGCTTTTTTGGTGGGCAAGGTCTTAAAGATTATGCCCACGCTTCAAAGACCTTTCGCACTAACGGGTACGAGTATGCACCACGGAACAAATTCCTGTTCCATTGCTACTTCAATATTAACACGTCAATGATCCCAAGTCTGGCTGCTGTGTACAACAGCACAGAAAAAGCCACAATTGGGCTTATGGTCAAGACTGTTCAACTGCCTAAGTTCAAGTTAGAGACTGAAATACTAAATCAATACAATCGCAAACGAGTTATTCAAAAGAAGATTAACTACCAGCCTGTAACAACCACATTTCACGATGATGGTGGCGATTTAATACGCAACATGTGGTATAACTATTACAGTTATTATTACAAGGATCCTAATCAAGCATATGGCCCACCGGCACAGAATGGATCAATTGGTCCTATTCAAACTTTGCCTGGGTTTAGTTATAATGCTAGAGATATCTATGCCAATGATCGAGTGGTCAACGACTGGGGATATGTTGGTGAAGGGTATGATCAGGGCAATGCTGGCAGCAACGGAGTAGGGGCAGGTGGAGATCAAACTTCAGGCAAGCCTCCATTCTTTAGGGACATAACTATTTACGGTATGGATCAGCATAAATGGGCCAGCTATACCTTGATCAATCCGCTGATCAGCAGCTGGGATCATGACACTTATAGTTACAGTGAAGGTGGCGGTACCATGCAAAACACCATGACCATTGAATACGAAACTGTGAAATATTTCACAGGTGCTATTGGCGGAGTTAGACCAGATACTAACGTGGTCGGATTTGCTGATCCTGCATATTACGATAATGTTCGTAGTAGTTTGGCAAGACCGGGCAGCAC